TTTTTTAGCTTTGTCAGTCTCTTTATTATAAGCCGCAAAATGCTCATTTTTTGCTTGAGTGTCTTGGAACTTAGCCAAGCTCTCAGCGTTTTGCATTTTAGCAACTTTTTTTGGTATCTTCATATTATAAAGACTCCGTTTGTTAGTTATGATTAACTTATGTTAATCTAAAGCTCCGTTAAGAGTGAGCGGTTACTCACTGCCTGAAAATTAATTTTACAATTCTAACCCATAGAAAAAACTTAAACCGAAGCTATAGATTAACACAATTTCAAATTGTACTGGCTAATAGCAATGACGCTGAAGCACTAGACCGACTCTATAACCTATAGGCTACCTGTTGCGGTGTCCGACTCGTGGGCTCTATGAGGCTGAGCCTGTCAGAAACTTTTTAACTCTTAAGCTCAAGGGCTGTCACCCCTGTTAGCACTTGGTAAGAAATTAAAAAATTGAACATAAAAACACAATAGCAGAAACGGATATATTTAGTAATGTTATTATTGCATAACAGCTATGCGTGAATTGCATAACTTATAGTGTGTAAATTGTAGATTGTGAGTTATTGAGATTATGGCAGAATTGCCTTAATTAGAATTGTTATACTTACTTAATATTATAAATTTAATTATAAATATTTAATTGCGGTGCAACCTATTAGAGTTAACCAGTAGCCAACCAAAGCGGCTATAGTAAACATCTTAAACTTATTCATGTCTTGTCTTCTTATCTTGTTAGTGTGTTGGTGTATGTAGTGAGTAGGTAACCTGTATATATACTGTTGACCTCTTATCTTATCTTATATGGGAACTTTACTAACTGAACCACCAAACCAAAAAAACAGACAAGCTCTAACACATACAAAAAGAAAACCACGAGCCCACCGCAACGGACAATATATCCGTTATATACAGAAAAAAACCGCATATATCCACGCTTTTTAAGTCTTTTTTAGTCAGTTTTTGGCGTAGGCTATGGGGAAACACCCACCAGTCATATACGATATACCCATTCAAATTTTTTTATTCAATATTTGACATTATATTAGATAAAAAGACAGCACGTTCTTTAGTTTGAGTTGCCCATTTACTATCTAACATTTCTTTACTAGCTTTGTGATAATCTTTGTTTTTAATGTGTTCTAATGTTTTTGAAAACTTAGATACACCTGTAGTTCCTAATTGAAACACCATCTCTGTCATTACACCCATTACTTCAGGTGGTACATCTTTACCTACAAGACTTATAGCACCATTTATAGCAGTGTTAAAATCTTTATCAAACACACCTTCCCAATATTGCTTAGTATATCCACCTTCAGGTTCAGTTTCACCTTGTAACATTAAATGTCCATATCCACCTGTTTTATTTCCTAAATGGTCATCATAAACATTTACTCTAAAACCCTCGTGTTTCTTAATACGTTTTGCTACAGCTATCATGTGTGTGTTGTCTTTAATTTCCATGTTATATAAATCTATCCTTATGTTGTTCTCTTCCAATGGCGTTTTCCATGAATTTCTCCAAGTCTCTGTCCAGTAGTTCTTCTTTATGTTGGTTGTATGATAAGACTTGGTCTCTGTCCATACGCTCAACCCAAGCATTAGCGGCAATAGCCACAGCATCAATTTGGTCATCATGTCTCAAAGCTCCCTTGTCTCTAGTCAACCTAGTCATCTGTCTAAACAACTGATGGTCAGGTTCTAATTTAAAGTCTTCTTTAATAAGTAAGTCATCTACCACAAGCCTATGACTATTCATAATTGGCTCTAAGGTATCTATAATACGCTTCTCTTTTTGTATATTATGTCTTACTTCTTCTATTTCGCATGGGTGTACTTTAGCCATTATAGGTTTTAACAACTGTGTTGCCATACCGTCACCAAAGTTACTCTCAATAACTACATAGTTTACATCATTTTTCTTAGCTATATTAGACAATCTATACAGAGTATCTTCATCATAGCCACCATCTAATGCACCTACAGAGGTCAAATATAGCACTCCATGAAGCATTTTAAGCACCGCATACGCTGTTTTGTCCTCTCCACGACCACTAGGGTCAATAGACATAATAGTGCCCTCAAATGGTGTAAATTCTTTAGACATATTCATAGGTGCTACGTAATAGTCACCTTTGAGTCCCACATTAGGTAACTCAGGGTCTATAGCTTTTATTTGTTCAGGAGAACTAGCCCACTGTATTTTAGCAGGAGCTTCCTTCCATGTAGAACAACCAGATGCTACAATTAAATCATTTAATTTAAGAGGGTATCTGTTAGCGTCAGACATAGTAGTGTCTAACATAAACTGTAAGTTGAATCCACTTTTACCGTAACTTGAAAGTCTTTCCATAAGGTCTACCTCATCAAACCTTTTAGGGTCTGTAGGTTTACCTTCTAATTCTTTTGTGTCTACAATCATTTCAGCCAGTTTATGACCATAACCAATTCTTTGTTTTTTATCAGGATATAGTGCTGTCCATATTCTAGTTTTAAAACCTCTTTCTTCTAGGTCATTGTATAATGACATTTCTGTTTGAGGTGTACCTAGAAATATAATACGTCCTACTTCTGGTTTTATGATTGCATCAAATTCTTTTACTGTCTCACCAAGTCTATCACGCATAAGTTGCGTTTGTGAGTTATTAGCAGACTCTACGTCATCAGCAATAATTAAATCTGCACGTGAACCTGTAAGTTGTCCTGTGATACCCATAGACTTAACACTTGGTGCATGTGATGCTAACGCAGGTGCTACATCAAAACTAATTTTTGAATGTCTTTGGTTATCTCTAGGTATTAAATGAGACAATAAAGGCATCTCACCTATTAACCTTTGTGTAAATGTACTGAAATCATCAGCTCTACTTTTAGAAGCAGATACAACTAATATGTTACGTTGTGGGTTTAGAAGTAATTGATGACAGACAAATGCTGAAGTAATCCATGATTTGCCTACACCTCTAAAGGCTTCTATAACTAATCTCTTGTCAGATGACTGAAGATAGTCTGCTATATCGTATTGTATAGGTGTTGGTTCTGGTAGATTTAAGTGTTTCCAACATAAATACAAAAAATTTTTAAAGTTCTTAATTCGTTTATCCATTTGTATCAAACGGTACGTCATCTAAAATGTTGTCAGTTTTTTTATTAAGATTATCTGTACTATAAGTTTTACAGACTTCTAAACATACCTTCATTTCTGAAGCGGTTAGCTCTTCTCCTGATTTTAATTTTGTATATGCGTGTTTAACTAATAACTCTGGTAATTCTTTGACAATATCATCTATACTAACGACCTTGTCCGTTGTATTTTTTGAAGGTGCTTCTTTTGTTTGGTCTTTTTGCATGTCTTCCTTTTCTCTTCTTAGGTTTCTCTCGTAATTCTACAAGATTAAAATTTATTCTAGCCATAATTAAGGTGTGTGATATTCCATTAGACGAGATTGTTGTTCATTTTGAACTTCTCGTTGTAGTTTTTCTTTGTCTTTTTTTAATTCGTTTATTTCTTTTTTTTGGTTTTCTATAATGTCGTCTTTGCTTGGTTGTATTAAGTCTGTAAGACTTTTATCCATAGAGCTCCTAAGTTATTTTAATATTAATGTTTTAATACTTTTTTGACCCATGTATATTTCTGTTTCTGCTTTAGATTTAATACATTGATATTCTACATTGTTACCAGTATTTGAACGCATAGCAATTCTTTTACCTTTTAAACATTTTGACATACTATCTTGTATTCTGTGTTCTAAAATTTCACCATTAACAATCATAAGTAAAGCAATAACTGTTTCAATCATATTATCTTACCTTTGTTAATACCTTTTTTAATTATATATTTTTGTGTGCCGTTAGCACCTATCTCTACTTCTTTTTTTAAGTCTTTAACAAAACCCATTTGCTTTGTTTTTTTACGCATATCATTGATATATTGAACAATTTTTTTAGTAACTCTTCCCATTTGCTCTTACCTTATCCTTTAATTCTTCAATATCATCAAGAGCTTTTTCTAATTGTTTTTGTGTAAACTCAATATTAACTTTATTAGTCATATTTTGTTCTTGTGTGTTCTGTAGTTTTTCTACAGTTTTATATAGCTCTTCTAAAAGCATGAATTGTTCAGAATCAGTAGTAGTTTGTTCACTCTTTTTAAGTAAATCAGAGTTCATTAACTCTCTTGACGTTTCTAAACTTGTTAATCTTGCAGTAACTTCTGTATATGCAAACACTCCCATAACAACACCTGCTATAATACCTATCATATTTTTAATAGGCATACTTACTGCTGTGTCTTGTGAGATTTTCATATTAATTACTTCTTAACTAATGAGCCACCAAAGTATAAACCTATGATAGCTGATACTAGGTTAGTATCTAAAGGTGTAATAACTAAACTATTGGAAGATAGTGTTACCCATTTCATTATTTCTTTTTCAGGTATAAAGAAAAATGATGGTTTAAATTCTAAATAACCTACAATTACACTTGTGTCTGGTGAGAATACAGGCATTAATTTTGGTAATAATACAATAGCAAAGACAGCAGTTAAAGCTATAATTCTTCTAGTCCACTGAAAACCTTTGTTGTCATATTCTCTAGCTTCTTTAAAACCTTGTTGTTGTACTTCTGCTCTTTGTATAAGCATTTTTTGTTCTGCTTGTTTTGCTTTAATACTTTGTGACCAAATGCTCATAACTCCACCAAGAACGGTAGAGCCCAACATTGTTATCATTTCAAATGGCATATCTTATATCCACCACAATATTATTGACCATATAGCAAAAGCTATACATACTTTTTTGTTATCTTTAATTTTTGTTACAACATGGTTTTTCCATTGTGTAGGCGTTTCTCCATATATCATCATACTGATTCTCCTATTTTTTTACATTTCATTGATATTACTATTTGTCTTTTCATAAACTCTTCATGGACTGACATACCAATAGAAGACACAGTATTTACACACTGTTCTTCACTTGTTAATTGTTTTGTTAAAGGTAAGTCACCTTCTAAACATAAGTTTTGTCCATTCACTGCTAATACACATAGTATTGCTGTTATTTTAAACATTACTTTTTCCTCTTTTTCTTTTTTGATATAACTAAATTTTCAATATTTTCTATAATTTTATCAAGAAAGCCAAAAAAACTATAAAGAAATCTATCAATCATTTTACTTAAATTGGAATATACCAATAATTGTTGCAATAATTGTACCTAAAAATACCAATACTTTGACCATACCTTTACCTGTTGATACGTCATTTCTTAAACTTTTAACTTCCTTCTTTAATTCAGTAATACTTTCGTGCAGAAGTTTCATTCGTTCAGCACAAAGTTTCTCATGGCTTGAAAGTCTAACACCAGTAGCGACTTCGCTAAACTCTTTTGGTGTTATCTTTTTTCTAGGCATTAGACAGCAACTCTAATTAATATAACTCCAGAGCCACCTGCACCTGAAGATGAACCTTGACCAGAAACATTTTGTTGGTCTTCTGCACTACCACCTCCACCACCTCCTGTGTTGGCTAATCCATTTCGATTAGATGATAAGTATTGATAAACACTTCCACTATTTCTGTCAGTTGAGGCAACTCCATCTCCACCACCACCTTGACCACCAGATGCTCTAGCCATAGTGATTGTTGAGTTTCTTGCACCTCTATAAGTACCGCCACCACCACCACCTGCGAACCAACCACTTTCTCCAAAGTTAGTTCCAAATGTTGATGATAAATCTATTCCTACTCCACCTGCTCCACCAAGTGAATTAATGTCATTGTGTCCACCAGATTGGTTTCCACCATTAGCACCTGCACCACCTCCTCCACCACCAGAGTAATTTCCATTTATTGATGTACCACCATTATTTCCATAAGAGTTCCAACCAGATGGTGTTGTTTTACTAGATGTGTATGAAGTTGCTGAGTTGTTATCTCTAGCACCAGAACCACCTGCTGACCCACCTCTACCTGCAGAGTAAAAGTTATCTCCTGCTCCACCATTACCACCACCAATAGCTGTTAAGCCAAATGCTGTTGTGTTTTCTCCGTCTGGAGTTTGTGGAGGAGTTGAGTTATTTCCATTTGAACGACCTGCACCTCCATCAGCTATGTAAAAAGTGTAGCTTCCTGCTGATATAGAATGACTAGTTTTATATAAAGCTTGACCTGCTCCACCGCCACCTTTACCCATATCATTATCTCCATAAGCATAACCGCCTGCTCCACCACCTGCTACCATTAAAACATCAGCAGTAATATTATTTGAAAAATTTACATTCATGTTTCCACCAGAATTAGTGAAAGCATAAATAGCATAACCACTTACAGAAGTATCTACACTTTGATACCCAGCAACTTGTGGTGCTTTAACTATAAGTGCGTATGCTCTATCTGCTGTTTTAGAATTTGCTGTTGCTCTTACTGTAAAATTATAAGTTGTGTCAGAAGTTTCTGCATCTGCTGTGCCAGAAAAAGTACCATTTGAATTTAGTGTTAATCCAGTTGGAAGTGTACCAGAAATTTTAGAAATAGTTATAGTATCTCCATCTGCATCTGTTGTTGCTATTGTAGCTATATTACTTCCTGCTCTGTCAAAATCATATATAGTGTCAAGAGTACCACTAGCAACAGTAAAAGTTGGAGAACTGTCTACATTAATTTGACTAGCAAGTGTTGCTGATAAACCAGAAGTATTTTCAACTTTTACATCATAAGGTTCTTGTGCATTTAAAAAACTAGATTTAGGTGCAACTGCTGTAATTTGTGTTTCACTATTTAAAGTTGTAGTTGAGGCATTAAAATTTGTTCCTGCATTTCCAATAAAAGTTACAGTAGCACCAGAATTAAAACTAGAACCAGTAATAACTATTGTTTGGTTTCCACCTGCTTGACTATCGACTTCTGTAACATTAATACTATCAACAGTTGGTGGTGCATCAATAACTTTGAATTGTGTACCAGTATAATATTCAGCTAATCCAGTTGTAGAATTAAATCTAAATTGACCTGTAGTAGACCCTCGTTGTGCTGTAGTACCACTAGCTACTTTAGTACCTTCAGTACCAGTATCTACTATATCTTCAAATTTGAAGTCAGCAATGTCTCTAGCTTTTGTCATTTATGTTATTTCCTATAATTTGTTGTTGTGTGTGAATTTTGTAGGCTAGATATTTCTACCTAGCCTTTAAGTTTATAAAACTATTGTGTTAGCTTCATCTTCAGTTAATGCTTCTCCTGCAATTAACTTTGCTTTAGCACTAGCTTTAAGATTTTCATAATCTGTTTTTGCTTGAACTTTAGCATTATGGTCGATTGCGTCTTGTTCTCTAACTGCAATTTCTTCTGCTGTTATATCAACTTCTTGAACACCATCTTTATTTATTAAAACTTTTTTCATAATTTATTCTCCTTATTTAATTCCATAAACTTCCATATGCTCAATAGCTATATTTCCACTTGTTGCTAAAAAAGTAAGTCCAGTATGTGCTTGTGTTGAATTATAATAACCTTGACCATGTCTTGAATACATATGGTTATTTTCATATCCACCACCACTAACTATAATTTTTGTTCGTACACTAGCATTCATTGGTCTAAATATTGTAATTTCATGGTTTCCTTGTTCATAATCTTGATTAGAAACATTAGATAAACTCATTTTACTATCGTCCCAATCACTTATTTGTTGACCAGCACTTGTACCACCACTATTATTTCTATAACCACCAGTAAAAATTCCTCTATAATTAGAACCAGTAACAGCATTGCCTGCTGAAGAATTAAATCTTAAAGCAGATTCAACACCTGGACTTGAACCATTTAAACCAGTTACAAAAACTTTATAAATATCATAGTCAGTAGTAAAAAAATCTATTGAAATAGAACTAGTCATACCACTAGAACCAAAACCTAATCTAACAAAGTCAGAAGATACATTAGTCCAAGATGGGTTAGCACCAGAACCACCAGTTTGTAATACTTGACCACTTGTTCCTGCACCTAATTTTGCAAGACCACTTCCATCTCTGTAAAGTATATCGCCTTGTGTTGTTAGTGTTGATGTTAAGTCAGTTCCATTAGTACCATTAGTACCTGCTGAACTCATTATATTCCAGTAAGCTGTTGCGTTGCCTACTGCTTGATTTGAATGGGCTTGAATACAAACATAACTGTTTCCACCTGATGAAACTACATCATCAACAGCGTAAGATGTCGAACTATTGTAAGCACCCTTCCAGTTAAATTTGATAGCACCCAGATTTATTGTTGCCATATTTGTTTCCTTATATTGTTGA